AATTTTTAAAAATATTTAATAATTCATTGAGTAAATTAATAAATAAATTAAATCGTCTTAAATTCATTATTGAAACTAATAATAACGGAATGAATAAAAATAATGAATTAAATAGTGCTTTAGATAATGCTTCAAAAACATCTCCTAATGAAAACTATATTAGTTCATCAGGAAGATCATATATATTAGAATTAGTAACATTATCTAATAAATTTAAACAATATCAAGCGTTAGACGCGTTTAGTAAAATGAAAATTACACAAACCGCACCTAGTATCACTAAAACTGAGGATCAACTGCTTGATGAAATTAAGTCAATACTTGGATAACGAAAATATTTATAGACATGAAAGCCGATACATTTATTAAATTATTACGCAAGGTTATACGCGAAGAAGTACAAGCTGTTGTAAGGGAAGAGCTAGGAATATTGCTTGAGGCACCAGACCCTAAGCCAGTGGTGGCAGAAGCCAAGAAAACTACTGTGAAAAATTCCATGGTTGAATCTATAAAACCTGCCAAACCTACACAGCCCTTAAAATCTACCGCGTTTACTAGTAATAATGTTTTGAACGAGATTTTAAACCAAACAGCACAATCAGGTGAATGGCGTTCCATAGCTGATATGAATTCAGGTGACGTCATGGGATTTGGAGGTGCTGAACCTGTTGTAGTGGATAGTGTTGATGCTATGTTAGCTAACACTAGACCAGCAGGAGACATTAATGCTGTTAGAATTGACACAGTACCTGACTTTTCAGGATTGATGCAAACAATGAAATCTAAAGGACAAATTTAATGTTAAATAGACCAACATATAGAATTAATCCTATTGATACTGGCCAAAAGCGAGGTATTGGGATTAGTGTCCTTTTTAATAATGATAATAACGTTTTTAATCAAACATTTACTACTAAAGAGCAAGTTAAGGCTAATTTAATTAATTATATATTAACAGATAAAGGTGAACGTTTTTTTAACCCATCATTTGGTGGAAATTTAAGAGCATCTTTATTTGAACCAGATTCAAATTTTGATAGTATATCAGCTCGTTTAGAAGCTGAAATAATAGCTTATGTGCCTAACATTATTGTGAAAAATATATTTATTAAAAAAAATTCTGATGAGAATACAGTTAATATAGTTTTAGAATATTCAGTAAATAACCAAGATGACAATTTAGTAATAAATGTATCAACAAACGATTTAAGTAAACAATAATGGCAAACCAACCAGATATAAAATATTTTGATAAAGATTTTGCGTCGTTAAAACAGAATCTTATTAACTACGCTAAAACATATTTCCAAAACAGTTATATGGATTTCAGTCCATCTGCTCCTGGTAATATGTTTATTGAGATGGCCTCTTATGTGGGTGATGTTTTATCATTTTATACTGATACTCAATTACAAGAAACATTATTGTTATATGCTCAAGAGAGAAAAAATATAATCGCTTTAGCTTACGCGTTAGGTTATAGACCTAAAGTAATAACAACATCATCTGTAATACTAGATACTTATCAAATTGTTCCATCAGATGTGTCTAATAGTTTTAAACCTGACTATAGATATGCTTTAAGAGTTGAAAAAAACTCTTCAGTTAAATCTATATCTAGACCTGATATTACTTTTATAACTCAAGATAGTGTTGATTTTAAATTTTCATCCTCATATGATCCAACATTTGTGACTGTATATCAAAAATATACAACAGGTCCTTATGTTGGTGAACCATCATATTATCTACTTAGAAAACAAGTAGAAGCTATCTCAGGACAAGTCAAAACAACTACTTTTACATTTGGTAATCCTGAACAATTTCCTACTGTTACTATAGCTGACTCAAATATTATTCAAGTGTTAGGTGTGACAGATAGTGATGGTAAACAATGGTATGAAGTACCTTATTTAGCTCAAGATGCTATATTTGATGAATCACTTAACCTGCCTGTAAACGAACCTAATTATTATAATCAAGATGATAGTGCTCGTTTCTTATTACGTCTTAAAAAGGTAGATAGACGTTTTGCTACTCGATTTGACGACGATAATAACTTAATGTTAGAATTTGGTAGTGGTGTAACATCAACTCCAGATGAAGTTATTATTCCAAACCCAGACAATGTAGGTTTAGGATTAGTAGATGGTGTTAGTAAGATGTTTATGGCTTATGATCCATCAAACTTTATGTACACTAATGAATATGGTGTTGCTCCTTCAAATACAACATTAACAGTTACTTATTTAGCTGGTGGTGGAGCTGAAACTAATTTACCAAGTGATGATATTGGATTAAATGATGTTGTTAATACTTTTATCGACTCATATAATTTAAATTCTACTATTGTAACAACAGTTGAAGGATCAGTTAGATTTAATAATCCACAACCATCTTCAGGTGGTGGACCAGGTGAGACAACAGAACAAATTCGCTTACAAGCATTAGCTAACTTCCCAACTCAAAATAGAAACGTAACTAAAGCTGACTATTTAGTTCGTACTTTATCTATGCCTGCTAAATTTGGTTATATAAGTAAGGCTTATGTAACACAAGATTATTTAGTAGCTAATGATACTGATAGACAAAACTTTATTAATAATAATCCATTAGCTTTATCTGTTTATGTTTTAACAACAGATATTAATGGTAAATTATCTAGAACATCTAGTGTTATAAAACAAAATTTAAAAACATACTTATCATACAATAAAATGATGAGTGATGCTATTTTAATTAAAGACGCTTATTACGCTAATATTAAAACCAACTTTGATATTTCAGTATTACCAGCTTATAACTCACAAGAGGTATTAACCAATTGTATTAATGCTGTTAAAGACTATTTTAATATAGATAAATGGCAAATTAACCAACCAATTATATATTCAGACATTTATAATTTAATTGGTGCTGTTAAAGGTGTTCAATCAGTTCTAAAAGTAACTATTGAAAATTTAACTGGAGGTAATTATTCATCTTATGGATATGATATCCCTTCAGCAACTAAACAAGGTGTTATATACCCATCTATAGATCCAATGATATTTGAAGTAAGATTTCCTGAAAAAGATATTTATGGTAGAGTAGTAACTTATTAAACTAAAAAAATATGGACTTAAGTAAATTAAAAGGACACGTACCAGATGCAGTAATCGCTCAGATTCCTGAAGTAATGGAAAAATTCAAAATTGATACAGCTACAAAGTTAGCTCATTTCTTAGCTCAATGTGGACATGAATCAGGTGGATTCCGTGTTGTTAATGAAAACTTAAATTATAGTGCTAAAGGTTTGAATGGTATTTTTAAGAAATACTTCCCAACATTAGCTTTAGCTGAACAATATCAGCGTAAACCAGAAAAAATTGCTAACAAAGTATATGCTAGTAGAATGGGTAATGGTGCTGAACCATCAGGTGATGGTTGGAAATACCGTGGACGTGGCTACATTCAGTTAACAGGTAAAGATAACTACACAGCATTTGGTAAAGCAATTAATGAAGATATCGCGGCTAATCCAGATTTAGTCGCTACAAAATACCCATTATTATCAGCGGCTTGGTTCTTTAGTAAGAACTGTTTAAAGAGATGTGTTGATGCTTCTGACGCAACTGTATTATCCGTTACTAAATGTGTTAATGGAGGTACAATTGGTTTACCAGATCGCCAGAAACACTTTAAGGAATATTACGACTTACTGAAGTAATTTCTATACTTAGCCCATATTTATACTAGAATAATACTATTATAAATGGGTGTTTATAAAATATTTCCATCACAGGATACAACAATTTATACAGATTATAATACTCTTAATGCAGGGTTAGATCCTATTTTAGATTTATCTAAAAAAGCAGCTTATCTATATCCTTCATCATCAACAAGCCGTGTCTTAATTAAGTTTGATAACTCAGATATTCAGGACGCTATTATTAAATCTGGAGCTAATTTTACAGCCTCTTTAAAATTATATAATGCTAATGTTGATGGCATTCCAACAAATTTTAATATAGAAGTACATCCTGTATATCAAAGTTGGGATATGGGAACAGGACGTTTTAATAATATTCCTGAAACAGACAATGGAGCTAGTTGGAAATATAGAAGTTCAAATCAAACAAATGCTTGGTCATTAATTGGATTACCAAACAATGTCACATCATCTTATTATCCAGGAAATACTGGAGGAGCTAATTGGTATACATCTTCTGTGACTCAATCATTTACTTATTTTTCTACTAAAGATATAAATGTTAATGTCACATCAATGGTTAATGAGTGGTATAGTAGTGTTATACCTAATAATGGATTTATTATATTAAATAATAATTCTGTTTCTCCAACTGGTACTGGTTCTTTTGAATTTGATTATAACTATCAATATACATTTAATTTTTTCTCAAGAGACACTAACACAATATATCCACCTTGTTTGGAATTTAAATGGAATGATAGTACATTTAATTCCGGTTCAACTTCATTTGTAAGTAGTAATAATATACTAGTATCATTATCAAATAATAAAAAT